GGGCGCTTAAACAGAATTTTGGGTATAAAACAACCCATTAAGGATCGAGAGGCCGGCTGCCAGACTGGAACTTTTCCTTCTTGTCAATGGTGGTCTAATCAGAGTGAGCTGTTAGTACCTATTTATAAGGAACTGTATCCTCAAGGAAAGAAAGTTTTTACAGCTACTTTTCTTAGAGATATCGGTTTAGAAGGTCTTGCCGTTCTGTACATGGACGACGGGAACTTGCACCTACGAAAGCGTGGTAAATCTACGCAAACAGGGGAACCTTATATTAGGGAACGCATTGTAGAGCTGGCTTTATATGTCCCTTATGATACTGCTTTGACTGTATCAGATTGGATAGAGAGTCTTACAGGAGCTTCTTTAACGCCTCGCATACCTTTGGCCAAGAAAAATCCAAATTTATGGAATCTTCGCGCTAACGGAACAAATGCTAGGCATTTTGTAGAAGCACTTAAGCCTTATGGTTGTAAAGCTATGCAATACAAATTTGACCTCCGTTATGACACTCGAACTAATCGAGGAAAGTCCAAATGGAGCGAGGCTGACCGCAACAACTATGTTGTAGAAGCCGATAAGGTGACACGAGTGCGGAGCACCCAAACAGGGGAAAATCCCGCTGTGGGTGAAGATATAGTCTACTCATCAACGACCTTAAGTTGATGTTACGTGAGGATAAAGAGCCTCTCGGTGCTTATTAAAGCATTTTAGGCAGCAAACAACCCGGCCAGACCGTTCAGCTTGATCGTTATCGCTTCTGGGGCAATCCCGGTAGCAAGGAATCGCGTGAGCGTACTGCAGAACAGACCATTGGTACTGCAAACAGCAGGAACATTGTCAAGGACAAAGTTCTTGTGACGCTCAGAGAGTACACCGGCCCTGCGGATCCGAGTGATCCTACTCAGCCTAGTACTTTCAAGATTGCCAGAGAAACGCTGATTACCGCGCAGCGTTTACTTTTAGACACTGGTAATCTGACCGCGTTCCATCAATCTATTGGTTCTCTGACTCTGTTAGATGACTATAGAAGATGGCGCGACCGGGTGTTCATCAACGAACTTCTGAAGGCTGTTTCGAAAGGTCAGTCTTCTGATTCCCAAGGTGGTTACTACTACCCTGGCGATCTTGCCGTTGGTGCTCTCACCTACGCTAACGCCGAGCAAGCTAAGTTCGACGTTAAGGATGACCTTCTGCGCGTGGTTAAGTCCCTGCGCAAGCGGAATACTCCGACCTATCAGGATGGTTTCTACAGATGCGTCTGTGATCCCACCTTCCTCATGCATCTTCGCCAGAACTCTGACTTCAGAGAAGTGGCAAGATACCCTGGCAATGGTCAGATCAACCCCTTAATGTCCTCGATGCAGCCTAATGCTGCCATCTACATGGGCCAAGGGTTTGGTCAAGCTACTTTTGTGGCTGGTGAACCTATTATGCCAACAGGGTTTGTGTTTGAGGGCGTCAGATTCTTCGAATCTACAAATATGCCTTCCCAGACACAAACTGCTACGATCGCTTCTACAAGCGCTTCGTACGAAACCGCGATCGGTATGTTCTTCGGCCCGCAATCTGTCGGCGTGGGCATCGGCGGCAACAATGCCCAGGTGCTCCTGAATAACAACGACGATTTCAGCCGCTTTATCATGATGATCTGGTCCCTTTATGCCGGATTTGAGTTGCTGAACGCCGATTTCGCAACCATCGCTTACTCCTTTAACGCTTGATAGGAGGAACTAACGATGGCTATTAACCCCAATCAGATTGCAGTTACCAAGATCTATCCTGGTAACTACACAAACGTGCTGAAGTACTGGCACGAAACCAAGTCGGTTGATTTTCTGAATGAGAACGGCACTGCCGAAACTCTGACGAATCAACCCGTTGGCGGTCCTGTCGGCGTGGTTTTCCGCCCCGGTTGGATTGCTCAACAGGCTGTTGGTTACGTTGACCTGTCTTATCAGGCCCTCGGTTCCGTCAACCAGCTTGAGTACTACACTCAGCCCTACGCTTCTGGCGACTCCTCGAACAAGCCGTTTACTAACGGCACTGTGATCATCCCCTCTCCGGATTATCACAAAGATGTTCGGGCTGACATCACCACTGGTATCACAGTGCCTTCCGGTGCTTTTGTGTACCGTGTGGGCCTCCGTGTTGACGGTGGCGATGTGGTCAGCAGCGGCGTGACGGGTGGTTCCGCTACTCCTCAACTGGGCCTCGGCCCTGGTTTGGGTGTCGGTCTGACCACCACCCCGAGCCCTAGCGGTTTCTACGCGACGATTGTTGGTTCTAACAGCCGAATTGAAAACGGCTCTTACAACTCTTCGAACGCGATTAACGGCGCTAACGCGCACCAAGTTACCGTTGCGACTGAGTATGCTCTTGCCACCGTGGGCAACCTCGGCGGTTCGGCTGCCTCCGGTCTGGCTCAAGCTTCCGGTGTTTACGATCCTCGCGCTGGTGCCGGTAAGCTTATCGGCAAAAATAAAGCCCTCGCTATCTGCGAAGTGTGCTGGATCGTGCCTGATGAGCCTCCGAAGCGTGATGACGTTGTACTCCAACCGGCTGGTCTGGTTGAGTCCAGTGTCTACACAACCACCACGCCTGCCTGATCTAAATCAGAAGGTTGGTTTAAAGCCCCCTCACATGAGGGGGTTTTTTAATGCTTAGCGCTATACTTAATCAAGTTAGTATCCTCATAATGACAGTCGCCGCCACGCGGGAGTACACCTTCACCCCTAATGGTGTGAAAGTCTCCATTATCAGTACTCATGATGACGGTGAGTACTTTATGGTTAAGTCCCTGACGACTGGGCGCGTTTTCTTTGCACATAAGAATCAGATTGAAGAAAAAGATGTAGAAGCGGATCCTGACGAAAAACCCGTTAAGCGCAGGCGTGGTCGGCAAATAGTTCGACCGGACGTTCCGGCTCTCACACGAGTCAACATCAACTCTGCGACCCCTGAGCTGCTGACGCAAATTCTCAAGGGTATCGGGATGAAAACCGCCATCGCTATTAAAGAACTTCAGCAGTCTCTTCCTGGCGAGCGGTTCACTAAACTCGATCAACTTAAGTCAATCTCGAATATTGATTGGGACTCTGTGTTAGAAGGGGATATTGCTTACGTCGAGTGAAAATCTGACTAACTGTTTAGAATAAAGACAGAAGCTTTTCTGCCCCGTGGCGCAATTTCTAACTGAAGAACTTGCGCAGATTGAACGTTACCTCCGTGAGCAGGGAGTAATTTTCAACGGGAGTTTCACAGACTCTGCTCGTTTAGATACTGTTTACGCTGCGGTCAATTCCCTGTTTCGTGGGGTTGCGCAGCTTAAAGTTTCTGCGCTTGATGACTATAACTTTGAGCGTGTTTGTTATCACTTAAACTACAATATTTCTGCTGTAAGCCCCGCAGACTATGCGAGGCTTATAGAAGCTTGTAGTAATATCCCTAGTGACTTTTATTACACTAAGGTTTTGAATCAGATCCAGCGTTGTGAAGATGCTGAGATTTATACAGAGCTGGCTTCAAATCGAGGCTCCAGTCAGCAGGAAGTTATCTTGGGCCAAGGTGACGAGGTATTGAACAGGACTATAACTATTCAAGATAACAGAAAGATTATGAGGACTTGGAGAGAAAACTATATGTTTGAGTGCGATAGGTTGTCTGCGATTCTGCACGTTGTAAATTATAAAGATCCGGTGATTGCTGAGTCACGTTTTGTCGCTACGGAGGGTGACTTCATTCAGAGTCTGCCTGGGCCAATTGATCCAGCAAGATTCGATGATTTGTATTTTTTCAACTCTTGGCGTTGATTAGACTTTACTAAAAGGAGTCGCCGTGGCTGAGTTAAGCGTCCAACAACTAGAGCAGATCTACAGCTATCTGGCTCAACAGGGTGTCGTAACTCAACCGACGACAACCGATAGAACCAAGCGTGAGATTGTTTACGCTGCCCTTAATCAGATTGGGCGCAACCCCGGTCAGGTCTTTGGTTATAAACTTGACGACTTTAACTTCAGTCGTGTTACATATCACCTTGGATATAATGTAGCTACAGTTCCTGCTGGTGATTATGCTCGTTTAGAACTGGCTTGTAATAGTATTCCTAGCCAGTATTACTTTGACAAAATCGTTCAGCAGATTGAGCGCTGTGAGGAAGCTGAGCGTTTATCTGAACTTGCGGCAGGCCGTGGCACTAGCCGCCAGGAAATTATTTTAGGTGACGTTAGCAGGACAATCAGCGTTCAAGATAAACAAGAGACAGCTAAAATCTGGCGTGAAAATTATATCTTTGAGACAGATAGATTAGCTCAGATGCTGTACGTAGCAAACTATAAAAACCCCATGGTCAATCGGTTTAGGTTTGAGCGAAGCGGTGCGTCTTATGTTCAGGCGTTACCTGGCGCTCCTACAATGTCGCGTGCAGATAGAATTTATTTTGCAACCAATTGGCGATAGAAGCTAATATAGTTTTAGGTCTGGTTTTGTAGATGTCGATCTTAAAGGTTCTATTTAGCGCAGCTAAGGAAGGAGGCGAAGCTGCCGTTAGGCAGTTGCTTCGTAACACTCCTCCCCAAGTCCGTCAAAGGGCTCAACAAACACTGCAAAGAGCTGTTGGGGGATCTTCTGGTCGGCAGTTGCCACCAACAAACATAAGACCTAGCGCCCCGGCTCCCAGACCTGATCCAGGTTGGGCACAAAGCAAAGGGCGTCCAGCCCCTGTGCCTGATGCTGGCTGGGCAGGCGGTGGCGGAAGGAGAGGTTCTGCTCCACCTACCCCTACTGTGCCTGAGCCTTTTATTCCTAGAGGTGCCACGGTCTACCAACCAAATCTTCCCAGCCCTCGCGGCCCCCGTGGGCAGTTTCAATCTATTTACGGTGAGCCGAGTGCTGTAATTCAGAGCAGACAGCGTATGGCTGTTCCTGTTGATCCCGGTGTAACTAGGGGACCCGCTGTTAGCCCCGGCCAGCTCGCTATCGACTCTCTCGGTTACGACGTTCCCACGGGGCCTTTAGGAGCAAATCTTCTTAAACAAGATCCTGGGACGTATCAATCTATTTCAGATCTTGCCCGCAGAGCTTCT